TCAGTGTAAGTAACTTCTCCTTCTCCATCACAATCATAGCATGTTACATATTCTTCCTCCTCATCATCATACCAATCTCCTGTACCACCACAAGTGTCACACGTATCAGTGTATTCCTTTGTCATTTCAGTGTAATGCATGAACTTGTACTCTCCATCAGGAGAAAGAATAACATGATAGTGATTAGGACTTTTCTTCCATACAGCTTTAATCTTTGTGTATACCTCACTAACAAACTTAACAAGTTCGTTTGAGCCATGTAGTGTAACAACATTTCTTAGAGCTACAAAGAAGCCTTGCTTAGTTATTCTGAAGCTGTTGTCCACAAGGAATCTGTACAACTCATCAGCCACCTCAGCACGAGGATTCAAGCAGCACCACATAAAGAATCTCTTCAATGATAGATATTCTTCGTCTTTGTAAACATCTTCATGTGGATCACTGTCTCCAGTTTGATACAAAGAAATCACCTCAATAAACTTCTCTACAAGAAGCTGTGGCATTGTTCTGTTAATACCCTTTAGTCTTACAGATCCATCTTCAACATCAAAGTCTTGCATTCTGGATAACATTTCTAGTTTTGAAGAAATATCTGCAAGAACTTTTTGTTGCTTCACTTCATTAACCATCTCATCAGTGGAGAGCTTCTTATTAAACAATGCAATGATTTCAATCTCATTGTTAGCATTCTTTACATCATTGAAGTCATCAACTGTACATGATGGCTTAGATAGCACTTCTCCATCCTTCAAAACAACTGTAAGCACATCGTTAACGAGTTTGAGTTTCTCGTATGGTTTAAAAGAAGTTTCTAGTTCTCTTCTTAGTAAACTGTTCTTCAATGCTTGTTCTTCTATCTTTAGATTATCAAGCATTCTTTTTGCGTTGGATTTGAACCAATCTAGTGTGAAAATTGACATAGTTTTGTTTTGGTTTTAAATGAAAAAGGGAGGACTAAGCCTCCCTTAAGTTATTGATTTTTAATTAATTAACAAAATTGTTCTTCTAATTTATCTTCTTCAAGACGAGTGTAATGATCAAGATTCACTTTGAATTTGTGATACTTCATCAAGTCTACAATAGCTCTTTCAACACCTGGAGACATACTACTGTTATAAGAATAGAAGTTCAGTGATCCAAGAATAGCATTTAGAAAATACAGCTTTTCGAGTGTTTCTTTCATTCGTATATACTCATGGTATATACTGTAATCGAAAAGGTTCTTCTCTTGTGCTATCTCAAGCATAGCTGTATAAATCTCAGTGGACCCATCTCTATAGTTAGCTATTCTATATTTCTCAAGCAATTCTATCTTATCTACTAATTCAGTTGATATGCTTTTCAGAAGAGTGTATTTTCTGAAAACATAGGCTTGATCAGTCATTAGCTTATTAATCAAATAAGCAGTGACAAGCTTCTTGAATGGTTTGTTTGCACCTTCCATAAATTTTGAATAAGACATTACATTGTTTAACTCTAGTGCTTCAAGTACCTTTATCTCTTTGGTTGATAACGAAATTATAGTGATGTTCATTTTACCATAAGATATGCCATAGAGCTTGTCAAGCTTCAGGCTATCATCATGATGACTATACACCACTAAAGTTTTCATCTTTGCTATATCCTTCAAAGACCATGTGTCAGCAACAAACTTACAATGCTTACCATCAACAAATCTTTCTAATGGAACTGCTTTCTTGACAATGATATCACCAGCTAGCTTCTCACGTCTATTCACTCCTGTTCTACCATTAATTTGCTTTCTAGATTGAATGAAGCTATCTGGAATAACAACATCATCAAGATTCTTGAATCCAGAAATCATAGATTTCACAATACCCTGAAACTCTATAATTGCTTCTCTCCAATACTTCTTTTGAATACTTTGGAGATTTAGAAGTTTGTAGTAGTTATCATTCTTATAATGATTAGCAGAATAAATAGAATTACTTTTGCCAAACAAAGAGAATGATCCTGTTCTTTTTACAAAGTAATAATTGCTGTATGTACCATTCTGTAGATGAGTTCTTAGATAAGCCTTCTTCAACTCTGAGATTCTAGAAGAATACATGTATGTGTTACCGCCTATAACATTGTTTCTACTAACGCTTGATTCATACCCTCCACTCTTCACTTCTTTGAACTTTCCTCTGTTGAGAGTGTATGTCACAACATACTCATCTAGAATATATTCACTCTTATCAACAAGCTTCTTTAGATCAAGATGCTTTACACCTTCCATCTTAGGCTCATTCATTACTACACTGCTAAATACAGATAGATAACCAACGTTCAAAGACTTACCAGGAATAATCTCTACACTTCTCTTCTTGCTGGTGTAATACTCAATCACCTGATTGAATGTAGTGCAGTTTTGCATCTCACGATTATATTTCTCAATGAAGAAGTCAGACATTTGTCCTAGTCTTTCTAGAATAATGTCTTTAGCTTCTTGTGTATACCTGATAGCTTCTCTATTTGGTGTTGGGAATATCCCATCAGTCAAACTAAATCTCAATGCTACAGGAAACTCTAAATTAGAAATACCAAGCTTGTTAAAGTCTAGTGGATAATACACATTGTCCAAACAAATGTGGAGGTAATCATCCTTTGACATTTCAGAATACTGAAAGTGCTCACTACGATAGATGGTGAATTTGTTATTCAAACTATGTCCACCTGCTGTAACATCAAGATACACACTATCAAAATAAGCTAGCTGCTCCTGAATCTTGCTGTAGAAGCTACTTCTATCACTCCATTTAACTGGAATAATCACCTTCACACCATTTCCTTCAGCTGTAGGTCTTTCATACAGACGATCGATAGTGTTTGTGTCTTCACCTTCGTACATCATATACTTACGTTCTATGTTATCTTTACGACAGATGAAATAGAAACTAGATGAATAAGCAAGAGGGGCTTTAAAGCCAAGCCCCATCATGCCCAATTCTGTATTAGAGTTACGTTTGGTAGACTTACCATACTTACTAATGATGTTCCTCACATCATCATCATTTAGACCAACACCAAAATCTTCTACAGAGAAGTAGTAGTTGTTATTGTCATCTAGTTTAAAACTTACAACAATTGGATCTTCCACACCAGCTCTTCTGTGACTATCTAGTGCATTACTTGCACATTCTCTGATAGTTGAGCCTATTGAATCTGAATAGAGATTCTTACTTAACATCTGCATCAAGATCTGAGCAGAATCTAAGTCTAGGGACATTCCAATTGATTCGTTTATTTCGCCATCAGCGAAAATCATTGCTTCTTTTTGTTTTTCTAGTATCATCTTTCAATTTTAAATTTTTGTTGTTCTAAATAAATCATTGCTTCATTGTACTGCTCAAGTGTTTCTTCATTCAAATCATTGACATTCACCTTAATTACTCTTGATGCATGCGGTGCATTGACATAAGACTTACTGTGATTATGGAGATGTCTATTTTCTTTGTAGAAAACACTCAAAGCGTAAAGTGAATAGTATTGAATAGTTCCTGTTTTTCCACGTCCTGCATAAATTCCAAGAAGCATGTAGTTATCATATCCTATTGCAATCAAATCACCTTTTCTTATTGTCCCAGTGTATTTGCTTTCAAACGTCATACCTCAATTAGTCTAAGTATTGGAGCAGAAAAATTCAAATACTTCACCTCGTTGAACTCTTCAAGATTAAAGTTCTGAGTTTTAAAACTGCGTGTTCCTTCAATAACATAGGCTCCATTTCTCCAAACATTTTTTGGGTAGGTGCGTACAGTGACATTCACTTTACATCTAGTAGCTTTATGATAAGTTGAAGTGGGGGAGCTTTTAACAGGCTTTCTTTCAAGCTTGGCAGTCCTCATTCCAACACCAGAAGAATATATCACTACATCTCCAATTTTTAGATCTTCTAAATCATTAACTATTTCTGTTATCATTGTGTGTTTTGTTTAAAATGGTAGATCTTCATCTAACCAATAGATTTGTGTTTTCTTTTCATCTAATAGCACTCTATTCACTTTTGTGAATACACCTTCTGAATCCCAATCAGCGTTCTTGTAAGAAGCACTAGCTGGGTGACTCAATTCGAAGGACCATGTTAACGGGGGCATGTAACGCTTAAACTTGCTAGCTTCCTTACCTAGAAATACAACAGGCACTCTGCTTGCAGCAATAGCATTCTCAAATACATACTTGATAAACGGTTCCCATATTTTCAAATGAGAGCCAGCTTTATTGATTTCTGTAGTGAGAGCTGCGTTAAGCATCAATACGCCCTGTTCAGCTAGATATTCTACATTAGTGTTTTTCTTGTATTTCAGATTCAATCCTTTGTAACAATCTTTCTCTACAGCATTGTAAAACTGCTCTAGTGAAGGCTGAAGTTTATCTGCAACAGAACATCCCATTAACAAACCATCTGCCACTGGCAGTCCATTTAACTGCGTGTGATAAGGACACATACCTAAGAGCACCACCTTCATTTCATTCAAAGGTGTTACTTTAAAACATTTATATGTAACAGAAGAAAGAGGGGCAATTTTCTTACCCCTCCTAGATTCTGTTTTCAAATGTTCATAGATTGCATCACACTCTTCACTCTCAATAAATGGACGCATTACATCATGCCAACTCTCATGAAAGTGATCCTTGAATTTATCCCACAACATCTGCTTCTGCGATTTGATCAAAGATTGTCAACTGTCTCCTAACTGGAGACTCTTCGAATGAAATGTTAATTGATTTACCTTTTATCTCACCAGATGCATTCACGAAGAACTCATGAGCATCAACGTGATTACCCATCCATAGTGTTGGATGCACATCCTTCATAGCATACGTAGTGTATTGATACAACTCCCATAAGCTTTCTGGAGCACCATAATCAAATGTTGGTTTCTTCAACTCACGCTTGATTATGTTCACTTGTGTAGACTCAATAAACTCTTTCTCAAGAATCATTCTTCCTACAAGCTCAGCAGTTACACGAGCATCAATCTGAACATGCTTCATGAGCTCACGCTCATTCTGCATTTTTCTGAATCCATCACCAGCAGCTTTAATGTATTCTACAATAGCACTTGGTGTAAACTCTTGCACATCTCCTTGATGCTTTCTTTTGAACGCACCATAGTCACCACTAACCATTCCGTTTTGACAAACAATGATTTGTGTACCAATAGCAAACTTTAAGCTAAGACTCTTGTCATAGCTGTTCTGCCAGCCAATCTGTAGCTGCATCTCTCTATCAGCTACGTTGCTGATTGTGAATCTACCGTTAGCGACATTACCATCTCTTGCAGCAGAATACTTTTCTGATTCAAGCTTAAATCCTGCTTGATGAATGCTCTCCAGGGTGAGGTCAATTAGTTGACCATGTGAAACAGGCTTATATGTTCTTGTTTCTTTAGGAAGTTCCGTACCTGTGAGAAAATATTTAGTTGTTGAATAAGTTGACATAATTAGTTACAGTTTTCTTTGATTAATTCTTCTACATCTGCCATACATAGGCTTATTTCATGATACATTGATCCTCCTTCTTCAATCTCACTGATTGCTAGATCTAATAGATCTTGTATCTCTTCTTTTAATGATGGGCAATTTTTGGCACGCTCAGCGCACCATGCCACTAGCTCTTTTACTTCTCCGCTCATGGTATTATAAATTTTTGTTTTAAATAGTGTTCAATAATTTGCATTCCATACTTCTTTGCCAAATCTGCCCAATCTTTGATTCCTTCTTGTAGATAGTACCTTGGTACATTACAATAGTCAAAGTTGAACATCTCTGTTACCATTTTAGAATTCTTTACACCAGGAACATCACTGTCAAAAGAAAGAATTTGACTGCTTGAGTTGTGCTTCAAGAAGTCAACATTCTCTTCAGAGAAACAAGCCACTCCTTCATTTTGAACAGCGCATGAATGGGGATAAATCTTTTTCATCACCATATAGTCTTTCTTACTTTTGTTTATGAAAGCCATCTTGGTTTTGTCAAGATTATCCTTACCATCCATAGCAGTGATTGGTGTATTGTTGGGAAACCATTTAGAATCTTTACTGAAAGGTCTATAAATCTTCCAATGACCATCATATAAATAACCAAACCTAAGTTCAGTTTCTTTAAGATGAATCAAGCTTCTATTCAAATAAAGCTTCTTAATAGAATAGACATTGTTCTCCTTTAGATCTTCTATGTCTTGATGATATTGATTCCAGTATTCTAGCTCTTCGTTAGTGAATTTTCTGGTAATCACTTGAATGTGTGAATACTTTTTTTCCAAACTTGTTGGCTGCTCATACTTAGAAACAATCTCTGTATGACTTGGAAGATTCTCTCTCTTTGTTGTTCTAATTCCCAGATTGAAGTCTCTATCTATCATTTCCAAACATTTAATATAATCAACATTGAATAACTGCATTATAAAATTAAAGCAATTTCCTCTGTAGTGTGGGTCTGAAAAGTCAAGATAGAATAATCTACCATCTTTAGAATAGATTGTAAAGGAGGGCCTAGATTCATTTCTGAATGGAGAATAAGTTGTTCTATTAACTTCCCACTTCTTATTAGGCATATACCATCTGAATATATCATACTCAGATATTTTAGAAAGTATGGTTTCAAAATTTAGTTGTTCGAATGCTTTTTTCTCCCCAGTAATCATTGATAATTCACATATTGTTTTACCTCGTTTATTCTAGATCCCATAGCAACATTGATCTTACTCTTCAGTTCAAATCGTCTGTCATTAAGGAAATAGACACTTCTGGCTTTCGCAATAAATTCTTCATCAAATTGTTTACTAGCTTCCATTTTTCTCAGGACATCTTCTACATCCCAGAGATTCTTGTTCACCATTAGGAGAAGATCATACAGCTCTTCCACATCTTTGTTTTCTAAAAAAGGTGTGGCTACATCCATTAACTCTTGTAGCTCATCCTTTACCATTGCTAGCTTCTCTGTGTCAGTTATCATGACACGTTTAATATTGAGGATGCTCACTTTATCAAGTAGCTCCCCAATGCTTCCAGGTATCCAAATTACTTTTGCCATAGTATAAATAAAAAAGCCCCCATTGCTGAGGGCTTTCAATTTAAAAGATTATTTATCAATAATCAGCATCATCGTCAGCAATTACTTTATCAGATGCTGCGATATTCATCTCTGGATCATAATCATGCAAGTCCTTGAATGTATAATAATCTTTACATCCATACTCACCAGCAATCTTAACAACAAATCTTTCGTGTGGACGAAGATCTTTTGACTTCTTAGTAAGCAGTGCACTAACACGAGATGAATCATTATAATCATTCTCTTTTAGCCTGAACTGCTTCAAAGAATATGCTGGAAGGAATGCCTTGTTGTATACACTCTGATACTCTTTCACTTCACCATCTTTCTCTCTGGTAGTAATTGTAGCCATTGCTACAAAGTTTCCACAATACTCACCATTGATCTGAGAAGTGATTTCTTTCACATTACCTCTGATCAATTTCTTCCAATCTAGAGAAAGTGTAGTATCATTTCTACTATAGTCTAGTTCACACAACCAGTTGCGTAGAAACTCATAGAATTCTTCTTCACCAACATAAGCCACTCTGAAATCTTTTGGATTGTCAGGAGTTCCCTTAAACCACTGTGCTAGACCATCTTCATCAGCTGCCCAAGCGCAAAGTCCTAGTTGGTTAATATATTGCTTTTTAGTTCCATCTTTGTTCTCACGCTCTTTATCTTCTAGAAAGTAGTTGATGTTGAAATTCTGACCAGACTTAACATCTTTCAACCAGACGCTAATTCTCATAGTAGTATTACCATCTCTACTTTCACCAAGATATTCAGTTGCTTTGCTTTCTTCTTTCAGTTCGATTCCAAGAATGTCCTTATACTGCTCAATCGTTGGATTGATTGCAATGACACTAGCTTCGAATAAGCCAACTTTCTTTGGAAACTCGCTTCCACCTTCTTTTCTTTCTCTTTTTGATCCGCCAATTCCTGACATAGCTTTAATTGTTTAATTGTTTTTATTTATAATACTCATTTACACTATCCACAACAACTTGAAGGTTGTTTGGTATTTTCAATTCAGAAAACATACCATCTGGTGATTTAGCTGGCATCTTTCTAAACCTGTTAGTTATGAAGCTGTACGTAGCTGTACCATCTTTCTGCTCTTCTACAAGAGTGTAAAGACATACAGTCATCAAACCTTCTAACAACACTTGGTTGTCAATCAACTTACCTGCTGTTTTAATCTTGTAACCAATGATTTCACCAGAATCTTCAATCACTTCTGGATGAGTGAAATAGAACACAACAATGTCATCTCTGAGCATTCTTGCTGTTCTGAACAAATCCACCATGTCCTTAGCCATAATAGAGAACTTTTGATAGCCTACTTCTGTAGCTTTAGAAACCATAGTGAAACCCATGATGTAGTTTGAATCCTCGATCACGATGTTCTTGATGTGTGGTGCTTTCTCAGAAATGGTCTTTAGAAGCCTAGAAATCTCGTTGGCATCATCCACTTCTTTGTAGTTCTTCTTTTCTGCGCTGTACATCTTCTCAGAACCTTTGAAGGGAAGTTCCTTCTTAGCTACGTTGATGATGTAAGTTTCATCTGGATTTAGGTGTTTGATTGATGTTGATTTTCCTGTGGATGTTTCTCCAACAATCCCAATCAGTTTACTTGCCATTTGCTTTTAGTTTTAGTTTTTAATTTTCTTGATTAGTAAATTTAACTTTTTTAGTTATAAATTCCTAGAGTCAATGAACTTAATTTTACTTCTGTCAAAGAATTCTAAAGACTTTTGCAACCACTTCAACTCCACCTCTTCATTGCTCGATATAATGTATATCTGAGCTTTTTTATCAGGGTTGTTGTATTCCATAGCTGTACATCTCTGAATCTTCTGGGCAAGGTTTTCACTATTGCTGTCAAAGTAATTAATCACTACACGATTCAAGGGTTTGTATGTCACACCTGTGTTGCCAATCTTCACAACAGCCATGTGATTACCTTTTCCCTCAGCGAAATCATTGAACATTTTCTTTTCGCTGGACTTGCTGTGATAGGAAGGAATTCCTAAATCATCAGCCACCTTTGTTACACCACAGAATATGAGCATTCTCTCATCCTGGTGCTTGCTAATCAACTTCTTGGTAAGATTTTTCTTTGCTAAAGAAGATTGTATGAGTCTCATTCTTGCTAGTCTAAGAAACATAGTATCCCTACGTTCTGACTGCATCTTGTTAATCACCCAACCATAGCTATCAAACTGTTGCTTCTCTGTCTTCTCCTTACCACCATAGTTTTGTTTAGTGATAATATCCAAAGGTGTTGTTACAACAGTGATTTCATAGTCTACAATGATGCCTTCTTCTATAGCTCTTTCAAGAGGATATTCAGCAACGATATTTAATGCTAAATAGTCTGCTAATACATTCTTTGTGTCTTTAGCAAGAGTTCCTGTTAGCCCTAACACTTTCTGATTAATGTCAAAGAAGTCTTGACACACCTCAATCTGTGCTTCGCTAAGAAGATGTATTTCATCTACAATCACCAAATCAAACTTTTCCCCTGCGTATTTCTTCAATGAAAGATGTGTTGTGAACGTGATGTTCTCATTATCATATCCAAGAGCTTCGAAATCATCTAACCAGGATTGCTTAATCTTATTGTCTGGATAGGCAATAAGTACACTTGCATCTTTAGGAAACTCCTTTAGTACATTGATGCTAGTTCTAATCTTACCAAATCGTGGACACAAATAGAGAATGCCATATTCTCCCTTGTCTTTCCAAGCTTTTGCAAACTCAGCTTGTCGTTGATCCCTGAGTGTCATTCTGAATACAAATTATAGATATTAAAATGACTAAGACCATATCGACTATTCATGGGATTTTCATAAAATTCATCTATGAAGTCATTTATGAATTTATCTACAAATGTTTCATCTGTTAATATGTTTGTTTTACAAAAATCAACCCAATGTTTCGACACATGCTCTATAGCATGCATCCCTTCGTTTTCAATACACAATGTTGCAATCATTTTAAATCTTGCTCTTTTGTTTTTTGGATTTTTATACATTAATCTTACAATTTCAGGCATTTTTTGGTTTGTTTTAATTATTATACTCACCATTGTATTTGTAGAATAATGCACAGTCAATAATAGCTTGCACTATCTGTGCTTTATTCATATTTGCAACTTCTTCAGAGTCATATTCATCACTCTGTAGTTCTTTCAGAATTTTTACTAACTGTTCTCTTTTCATTGTTATTCAGTTTTGTTTGCTTTTTACACTTTAAACACAAAATCACACCATTATTCAGGGTGTGACTCGTGATGTTCTTACACTTATCGCAATGTTGAGCTATGCTGATCATTTAAGAAGAAACTTTTGTTTACAACATTTTCATAGTCTACATCTGTAATATCCTTCCTCTTGGGAAGTTCCTTAAACATACCTATCTGGCCAAGAAAGCCAAGACCAATTCTCACATCATCCTCACCATAGCTATTTTTGATGAGTCTTAGTGATCTAAAATACTTACCACCATATTCATCAATTAACCTGTCAAGATTGTAACCACTGGGATCAGACACTTTGTATCTCATAGGATCAAATAGTGCTAGCACAACGTCAGCATCTTCTTGAGGCACTGATGACTCTTTGAAGTCTTCTAGCTGTGGTTCTACGTCACCATTCTTGATTCTAATGGGATTGGAGATGTCACGATTGAACTGCTGCACAGCTACAATAGTATAGCCATAGAAGTCTCTTGCATATCTGAGTTCATCACTCATCTTGTCAATAGTTTGCTTCTTTGTAGTGAGCTCTTTGGTAGTCTTGAGCAATCCTAGGTGATCTACAACAACAATGGTCACTTCGTTCTCATCGTTAGGAATATAAATCTTGTTGTATTCATCAAGCTGTTCAATAGTGCCATGCTTCAATGCATGACTTCTTAAGTCTTTAGCAATACCAACAGGATTTTCTGGACCATCAATGATTGTAATGACTTCATCCATCTGTTCCATGTAGTCTTTGTACAATAGAAATATGTCATGCTCATCCTTTGTCATCTTCTCAGTCCAACCTAGCAACTTGCTTACAGGAACAATATATCCATGATCTAAGAAAATCTTTCTACACACCCACTTAGCAAGTTTGTATGTTCTACTACGCTCCATTGAACGATATATAATACGAAGTTTGAATTTTGGGTCTTTTTGACTGATATACCAGTCATAAGGATTCAAAACAAATGCATCATCAACAAAGCTAGTCTTACCTGAACCTGTCAAACCACCCGTTACAAAGTACATTCTCTTACGAATGCCTATGTATCTATTAAGACGATGAAACCCCATAGGAATACCATTGTTCCTACCATTTAGACCATTGTCTACTTCTCTCTTAAGTGCGTCAAAACTCATATGTCCACTGATCTTTTTGTTTGTGCGTTAGGTACTTCCACTCCTGTTTTAATCATCTCTATAAATGGCTCAAAACTTCTCTGTGCAAGATAGGTTAGACTATTCTGCAAGAAGCTAAGCTTATTATCACCACTTCGTAAAGAAGCTTCCTTCTTTAGATATACATCTAGATTAGTAGCATCAACGATGTCTTGTGCAACATATTCTCCTTCAGCAAGAATCTTATTGAATTTGATTCTACAGTCTTCTCTGGCTCTCTTCAACGCTCTTGATCCAGGAAACTTCTTTCCTTTGTGCTCAAAGTTGTCTGTAGATGGAAATACATTCCACCAGCTTTCAAAGTCTGACGATTTTTGCTTCAGTTTTTTCATAGGCTGTTTCACTTCTGAATCAGCAAATGTTAACAACTCTCTTCCTACCTGTGTAATTTCTTGTGTTACATCAGAGACAAGACCTTTCCTGATCAAAGACTGATAGAGGCCAGCTATCTTCATACTTCCATCTGTTAGTGGTTGTATGTCAATATTGGCCTCTATGAGCTTCAATAAGAAAATGTGATCTAGACTATAGGATTGTTTGAGAAGTTGTTCAAAATGGGAGGGTGTCACATTGAACTTCATTGTTCTTCTCTGTGGTTACGATGATTTTTGCAGGTTTTATTTTCTCATACTCGTGGTTTGCTTGTTCCACTTCTTCTCTCATCTGCAATCGTATGATGGCAGCTTCTCTAACATGTTCGTGTTCGTAATCTTCGTTTGTGTTCATCGTTTTCTATCATGTTTAATTATAAATTCTACTAGTGCAATTAGCAATGCAGTACTAAACAAAAAATAGATCAGAAGAAAACCAGCCATTACTCAAAGTGTTAGAAGTCCAAAGTTTTTGTCAAAGAACTCGTATGTTTCACGAGCTTTTGAACCGTTGAATCTAAAAACTTTTTTCAATATTCCAAGGGCATAGCTCTTGAACATTTCTTTTTGCTTCTTAGTTAGTTTCCATTCTTTCTTCCATTCTGTTTCTGTAACAGTGTTTGCCATTGTTCTACCAATAATGTTGAACTGATATTCCAGAAGATGTTCTGAAACATTAGTTCTATTTATTGGAGGATGTGGAACATGTGTGAATTTTAAGAGCCTCACTTGGTTCTTAAACTCATCTACTTCCCAAACATCAATCATTGCATTATCCTTGAGTGGCATCAACTTAATGACATCTGGCTTAGAATATATCACTACATACACTACACCATATAGATCAAAATATCTACTGCCTCTTACTATTGGAATCTTCATTGATTTTCGATGTACAGGAATAAAATTGACAGGAGGTAGTGTTTCTATTTGTGTATAAGATTTTTCTTCTTCCATAGTTAAAATAAAGAAATTTGATTAGCTATTCTTTCCACTTTTCGTTTCTTACCTTTTGTAACAATCTTCAACACAAGACTTTCAGCCTTATCAATGTAATACTGATAATTGATATTCATTGATTTGACATGTGTGTTTGCAGGAAGATAGTTTACCACCTTGCATAACCAATCACCAGCCTCTACTTGTGAGCTGCTTGGTGCAGTTGATTGTGAGTCTTCGTTCTTAATCTTCAATAGCTTCTCACCATCGCTACCACTTGTTACATAGTAACGAATAAGCTTATTGTAGATGGATGGTTCCATGCCTTTTCTATAACCTTCGTAATGAAAATCACTTGTTGACTTTTGTCTTATACAAAAATCATAAGGACTTCTATGAAGAGAAATAGTTTCAGCAATATCAACACCGTCAACAAAGTAACGCTCAAGAGCAAGAGGGACAATTCTGGCGGACTTGTTTTTATGAAGTTCGAAATCCGTGAGAAAATCCCCTTTCTTTTTAATTTCTCCATCTGTTTTGATTGCTAAATAGTCATTAACTGTTGAGAATATAATCTTCTTGTAATCAGCTCTTTCAAGCTCATACCCTGTAATCTTGCACCACCAGGCATTAATCTTATCCATCTCAGCTAGTTTGCTTTTGTGGATGTGGATTGTTACACCATCAGTGTTTGCTGATATGACACGTATTTCTTTAGCTTCATACGCTTCAATGAGCATCATCAAGGACAATTCTCCTGTAATAGTTGTAAACATAGTAAGTTGTCTATCATATATCCAACTATTCATGTCACTAGATTTACCATACACAGAATTTACAGCAAGCTTCAACGCACCAACAATACCTCTAATCTTCTTATCCTTCTTTGCAAAAGGTTTTAGTTCAAGACGTTTCTCATACATCTTTTTATAGCCTGTAAGAAACTCTTTCCCTAAATGATATGGATACTGCTTGTTGTTGATGATGATGGCAGGATAGTAGCTAGAAACGTCCCAGTCAATGATGAGATGATCTTCGTCTTCCTCAAACACTTCTGGCTTATTTTCTGTGTGCAGTCCACCTTTCATGAACGAATATACATTATCATAGAAATGTATATGTTCTTTGAAATCATCTGTAAGCTCTAGACGCATCTTCTTAATCTTCTTAAGAAACTCTGTAAGCTGAACAGTCTTGAACTGTACATACGGAGCAATACATTGACTAATGAAGATGTATTTTCTAAAGTGACCTTTTCTAGGAAGTGTTTTGATATCAATCTTCTTCTCTTCAGAATAGTATTTCTTGATGATCTCATCACCAATCTTACTGTCTGAATAGTTTATACATGGAATATCAAACTCTTTCTCTATATCTAGTCTCAGCTGTATCTGATCATTACCCTTGTACAACGGATGATCTGTTTCACCTATGGTCACCTTATAGAATTCATAAGTGGCCATAACATCATTCTTACAATATTGACGTGTGAGCTTTCTATCATCTAGAGTCATTCCCACCTTCGTGTGGTGAATTGGCATCTCTTCAATGTTCTCAAGATCCATTTCAAACTCTAGTCTCTTTAGACTAACACGTCTATTCTTATTGTCAAAGTGATGTATCTTGAACAAATCAATCTGCTTGAGTGTAAGATCATCTTCACGATATTCAGCAAACACATCATAGTTAGCATCATGAATAACATCCTGTGCTTTCTGAGCAATCATAGCTGCTACTTCTAGATTAGATTTTTCTCCCCAGTCATGGCACTTTCTCAAGATCCATTCAACAACTTGGCAGTCAAATCTTAGATTGTTATAGCCCACCCAATAGAAGTCTTTATACTTCTCTGAGAACTCCACAAACCTATCTAGATCATATTTGCTTTTACTCACCTCAAACTCATGATATGTATCCTCGTGAGGAATATAAATCCCCACGAGAAACATTTCTTTTAGAGTTTCAATGTCATAGATTAAGACATTCATTAACTACCACATCTATGGTTATAAGTAACACCATTGAACTCAATTCTCAGAACATCTGAATTGTATCTAGTAGGATTGAAGAACTCATCCACTGTAGAATCAATGCCAGATAGAGCAGACTTTAGTCTATCTGTCATTCTCTTCTTGAGTCTATTGATTGATTTACGCTCTAATTCCTCAAATGGAAGAAGCTCATCACCAAATCTAGCAATCATGTGCTTTACATATTCATAGTTTCCCACCTTGATGTAACCAACCACAAGAGGATCTGGAGAAGCATCATCATACCAAATACAAATCTTATCAAAGAAATTCAGTCTTTCAGCCATGGCAATCTCTCTAAGTACATCTCTTGGAATGGTAGACTTGTCATACTTCTTGTAATCAACCACTTCTGGACAAAGGATTGCAAATACACGCTCTGCTTTAGCGTTCATGTGGATATATGGAGAAGGATTCTTATCAGTTTCTTCTCCTGACTTTGGTGTAATTAGTTTCAACTGACCTTCCATACCAAGTTCTTCAGCAAGCTGCTTCCACTCTTCTGTTACTTCTACGGAACCAACCATTTCTTCTAGTTCAGGTTCTAAATAAATTTCTACTGCCATAATTTTAGTTTTTTGTGAAATACAATTTTAATTCTTCAATTCTTCTTCTTTCTAATCCTTTTAAGACTCTTCCTTTTGATGTTGTAAAATACATAAACTCTCTTTGAATTCTAGGATCATTAGGATTTGTGTTTATCATTCTTAAAAGTTTTGACTTTTTAAAATTTCCATATCCAACATTGTACAAGAAGCTAATTAATGCAGATTTCTGATTCTGACTAAGTTTAGCCTCTATTAAGCTTTCTAACTGTGCTCTTGTTTGATTTATATGAAAATTATAAAGCTGATTCATTCTATTTCTACTGATTTCATCTCCCATTCTCACTCTTGTTCCATCCTCGTATCGAGTAGAACCTATTCCAATTGTTGGAATTCCTGATGGACATTTATAAGCAGTTAATTTTATTCCTTCAAACTTCTCAATTAATGATCTTGTTGTTTGATCACTTTCGTAGCTGTATTGAAAAGACATTGTCTCACTGTCAATGTTCAATTGTGCAGTAGGAATTAGAAATATTAGAAATGTTGATAAGTATGAATTCATAACTTTTTCCGTTAGTAAAATACATAATTTTAATTAGTCTTCCAAGTATTCATCCCAATCTTGATCATCATCATATAGATCATCTATGAATTGATATTTCATTATCACTTCTTGATCTTCTGTAATAGTGTAGATTGTACCATCTTGATCATAAGCTTCTTCATCAATGAGTATAGATATTTTACCATTATTGTTCTGAATGATCCAGTTTGCGTCATCAATATCAAACTCTCTAATTGAATCGTCATCTTGATGTATCCATCCTATTTCTGGCGGATATGCCACAATTAAATCAGCTTCATCAGGATTATTCATCTCTAGTGTAACCATTGGTTCAACAGGAAATCCATTCTTTGCTATAAAATTGTCATACTCTTCCTCAATGATATCTTCTTCAAGCAACCATAGTTCAACAAACTCTCTGTCTGTTCCTGGGTATAAACTATTCATAAAGATCATACCCTGCTCAAGCTTCTCAGGTTGGTAGAAGCTAACCTTTAAGTTAGCCTCTAACCACATGAGGTGTCTCATATCAAATAACGACCCACCCATTATCTTGCTCTAGTTTGTCTTGAACATTCATCCAATACCCATGACCTTCGTTTGATTTCTCCCAAACAAATGCAGAATAAAGAAATTCGTCTTCTGCTACTTCTCCTGAAGGATCTATTGGATTATTTTCATTTGCCATATTATCAAAGAATCTGTCTGCATTGTCTTTGTCTAGATGTAGACTTGCCCAATGTTTGTAGGTGTTTAGTTGTTTTTCCATGATGGATCTGGTTTTCTTGCTTCAGTGAATATGTGTTCGAATACTTCATTGAACCCGTAGGTTCCTCTAATTGTGCTTTTTACACCTGTTGGTGCTAAGTCTGCTGGTCTTTCGATTTCTCGTGCTTTAAATAGTTTCATCATCGTTTAATTTTTTACGTGCTTTAAAATTTCTTTTTGCTGTTTCCATTGCTTCCACTTCTGTGTCAGCAAACCCTGTATCATACGTCCAATCATCATTGAACCAATACAACCATTCTCCTACATGTGACTGAAACACTCCTATTGAATCAATGGGAATATCTCTGCCATAGAATAGGCTCTTCGCTTGTTTTCCTAAATAGACTTCCATAATGCTAAAATAAAAATGTCCAGTGATTAAAACTGGACAATTATTCTTTTCCTTTTACAATATCCTTGAGTTGATTCCAGATGTTCTCTGCGTTCTCTCCCCAATACATATCACATTTACCATCCTTAATAGGTGGCTTTAAATAATATTGGTAATCGCTAGGCTTTGCCGTAAATCTGTAGCAATTTTCTTTGTAGGGACAATCTGTCCCTATGCACATATCAATATCAGGCATCTTTTCCGTATGTTTCGTTATAGTATTTTTGAGAATTGATAAATGCTGTTAGTACATCCAAGTCTTTTGCTTTATTCAAACATAACTTTGCAAAATCAATTGATTGCTCCTTCTCTGCTTCAAGTAGCTCGTATAACCCTCTCTCAATCTGTTGAAGATGATGAGCGGTATGTTTACCCATTAGAGTGTCATTCATTGACTCCATTCTGTTTCTAACCATTACGATGGCTTGTTGTATTGCTGTCTGTTTCATAGCTTATCGATTAGATTTTGTATGTTTTCATCTGATGGGAAATCATTCTTGTCAGTGCTCCAATACTCTAGGTATCTATCTCTGTGTACAGCATACCATTTCTGTGTGTATTCATTCCAATGAAATACGTAGTTCCAAATCTTTTCCATGTTCATAAGTTCAATTAGTAACTCTTTCTGTTTTTTCTTTTCCATAGTGTAGTCAGAGTAGGATTCGAACCCACATTTATACCACCATACAACTCTCTTTATGGTCGAGCCCGCAGAACTCTTGTTGTATGTGCATTACCAATTCTGCCATCTGACTAGGTTGAGGATGAGAAGTCCTCTGTGTTGTAGTGCACGATTATGTTTTCCATAATTCAAGTAATGCCACTCATCTTTATGTCTCCTTTCTCAAGGGAACAACGCATTTGTAGTCAGGACAGGATTCGAACCTGTACGCACATCTAAGGTTATCTCAATGTGCCATTACTTTTACAAGTAGTTCCAATGTGCGTCTTCCTATGTACTTCCCGTAATAACAGGGCACACTTTCCGCCACCTGACTAAATTTGCCACTGGAAAGCACTGGCGACTTAATTAACATCAAACCCAATATTTACCCTACTAATAAACGCTTCTTAAGCTGATAATAGATTTGTGTAGGCTTTTTCTTCATCATCCATGCCATCTCTTTGATTGTAAGCTTATCACGCCACAATTCTATGAGAGTGTCTATTTCCTCTTCTGTGAATACGCTCATAATTTTATTCGTAATAGCCCCATTGGATTAATTTATCCTCTGGGGCTGTAATAAGATAATTGTTTTTTACTTGTTTAACATGAAATTTGACATTGAACTTGTTAGCAATTGCTCTAAAGTTCTCGATCTCCTCTTCTGTAAGTTTTATTGTTTTGGTCTTTACGTGGCTCATACATGTATATCGTTAATAGAATCGTCAATGAAGCTATTACATGAGCTAGAAATCCCAAAGATGGGTGTAATTCCAACGTTCTGCACGTTATTATCAACACTAGCGTAATCATGTAATACACAAATATGTAAAACGCTAGGATCATTGCAATAAAACTTGTCATATTTTTCATATGTTCTTTCAATGGAGGTTTCATAGTCTAAAGATTTTCATAAGTTTTCCAATCATATCCGATCTCATCACCCTAGTGTTTCTGATTTCAACATCATCAGTCACTAGTTTATAAACCACTTCAGAACGATGTCTGATATTACTATACCATCTATTTGATATAACCAAATACTTAATCCCAGTAATCTCACTTACGCGTTTGAAAGCGTAAGTAAGATTTGTAGGATAGAGTTTAATCATTGTAATAATGATTCTGTCGAGTTGTTCTTTGTTTTTTACTTTCATGATTGTAACCAGCTAATAAATGTGCTTTCAAATCTATCCAAACTTAGTTTGCTAATCTTATGACAATACTTTGCATAAGCTTCTGTAAACTTCTTCTTGTCGAAGATTTCTAAAGCCATCACTGCATTCAATGATAGTATCATTCTATTTGATAATGGCTTATACTTAGACAGTTCACCAGCATAACTAAACACTTCGTTAGCCTCTTTCAATCTTGTTATCTTGAAATTACCTTTCTTGATGTTTTCAGATTGTGCAGTTTTACCAACTGAAGAAAGTGTTGTCGCAACAGTAGTGATGGAATAAGGAGTTTTAGATTTAACTTGAATCAAATCTATATACTCTTTCTTACCAACATGAGCATATGATCTAATGTAATCCATATTGATCCATGCTTTTTGACTATTGTTAAGACTAGATACAAACTCAACCAATTCTTCAACAGTTGAGAATTTGTTTGAAAGTAAGTTACCAGAGAATGGAATGTTCAAATGTAAAGCTGTTATAGCTCTATTGTGTCCATCTACAATGTAAATTCTATCAAACCCATCAAGTAGATTAGTCTTAATTAACAAAATAGGGACTGTAAATCCCCATTTGTTCATACTTTCAACTAAGTCTTTTCTAACTTTTGCATCCCTGTTGAATGGCATGCTATTGACTTTCTTATCAAATTCTTCTCTTGAAGAAAAATTTATTACAATTTGATTTTTCATAGCTATCAAGAGTTAAAGAGTAAGTCAAAATGATTAACAACTTCATTCATTGTATCCCATTTGTAAATGAAATGAGATCCCACTTCATCGTTTACACGTATTGAGA